CAAAAGTAGAGAAGAAGAAGAAGGAAGCAGAAAAGATACCAGAAGCTCGAGATTCGGAACCAAAAATCGTTTTGAAGAGAGGTGAACCTTTTGTTGCGCCTGAAAAAGTTGAAGTAGCTTTGGATATACCTGAATTAACTGATGCAGATAAGAAATTGTATCTGGATATAGTAAAGAAAGGTGAATGGCCGAAGAATATGTCAGCTAGTAAAAGTTTTAGTTTGTTTATGCACTGGATGCAAACCGAATGGACAGATGCTCAGATAGAAAAACATAGAACGAAAGAAGGACGAACAGAAAATCCTTCCTTTGATTTTCATAATTTGAGCAATGGAGTTTACAACATTGGAAATGACGATTTGCAGCCTTATGGATATGTATTTTGTAAAGCCAATCGTTTATTGACATGTACGCATGTTAATGATGAGTGTTGTGGATTGATTCAAGATCAAAAATTTCCAAAATATCGACGGGTGTTGAGAAACAATAATGTAGAAGTGAAAGATTTAATTCTCACCGATGTGTTAACTTATTGTGAAGGCAATTTGGACCGTCTCATAGCAACTAAACCAATTGAGTTGGCAAGTTCGGCATACCCTCTCGTAATTGCTTCAGAAAAACATGTAGGAATGCATGTTGTTTTGGCTTATGAATGGATACCGGAAGGACAAAAATTAGATTGTCTTCCAGCTAAAGGAAAAGCTATGGTAGCGTTTGGAAAAATAATAGAAGTTATGGATGATGGAGAAATAATACACTCTGTCCCAACAGAAAAAGGATGTAGTGGTTTGCCACTATACTTATATGAACCGGATAGGCACTCATTTTCCATAATAGGTATACATACTGGAGGTAGTAAAAACACAAAGCGAAACTACGCCAGTTCTATACCTGAAAATTTAAAAGCCTAAGGGTTGATGGCAGGCATGTGCTAGAATGTGAGAACATTAGATTAAGTTATGTAGATGAATTTGTAGAAGATCTCACACCTATAGCACACTTGAAAGTTTTGGGCAAACTTTCACTTCCGCCAATGCAACCCAAAGCTCATTTTGCTCATCATAAAGAATTGGATACGTTTAAGGACCATCCAATGAATAATTGTAGATTTGTAAACCCTGGTAATCCGAAAGAAAATTGTTTGGATGCCATGGGTAAGAATGGAAAACATAAAATAGAGATGGCACCTTGGTTAGAAGACTTGGTTAAATCGACAGATTTTATGATTTTTCAATTAAAGAAATATAAGAGCCGATACACTTCACCTGTAACAGAAAGGAAGAATTATATTGGTATGATGACACACGAGGAAGCTCTATTTTATATGGACCTGGATACAAGTTCTGGGTTTCCAAAGAGTCAGCCAAAAAGTGAATGGTTGGCACAATTTCATCCAGATAGTCTTCGGATATTTTGGGACGCATTGACGACCGGAAATATGACCGATGCAATACCTGTATGGAGTAATTGTACAAAAGAAGAACCCCGTGATAAATCGAAAGTAGCGAGATCATTTATGGCCTCGAATATCTTTCATACTTACGTTGGAATACGCTTGTTTGGACATTTTCATGAATTTTATCATGATTTGAATGTTTTTCCAGGTTTTACGACTGGTACGTCCACTTTTTCAGGAGAATTGTGGCGCGTTATCAAGCGTATCAAACCGCATTCCAGTAAGTCGAAACTAATACACTATGATGCCAAAAATTATGATGTGCAAGCTATGAATTCTGCAATTTTAGATAGTTGTAAGAGAATTCGTGCTGCATTGATTGATGGTATCAATATGGTGGCACTTGACTGGTATTATGACAATATTCATAAACGATTGGTTGTGACAGCAGGTAGACATTTGGTTGAAGTAGAAAACACTCAACCATCTGGCTCGCAGACAACAATGGTCGATAATGATTTAGGTCATAAACTCTGGCTCTGTTGTGTTTATTTAAGAGTGATTGGATTTTTACATCCAGATTTCTTTAAATCCGTAGCGACCTTCTCTGATGATGGAGTTGCTTATATGGATGAAGGGTTTCTGGACCATTTACCATTCCCGGTAACCGCTCATACTTGTGATATGTCGAAAGATAATCCAAATTTGGAAGTTGAGTTTCTAGGAAAAACATTTGTGGAAAATAAAGGTATGGTTTTTCCCGTGCCAGTCTATTTAGGCAAGTTTCTTTCGAGTCTTGCTTATTGCCGATCTGGAGCATGGAGGGATTATTATTCCAAACTTTGTTCGTTAAGGACGATGTGGTATTTTTCACCAACAGAAATAGTTTTACATAAAGACTTTTTAGGGATACCTAAAGGAGAGAGTGTTAAAATAATAAATATTATAGAGTGTGTAATAAAATATATTATGTTTCACTATAGTGATGAGATTCCCGTTCAATCGATGAATCAATATTTCACACCGCACCAAATAGAGGTCATGTTCACTGGATTTGAACCACGCAAGGCCTATTTGGGGAGCCATTTACACAATGAAGCGATCAATGTATTGTTTAATTAGTGGGGAGGAATAAAGAAGAAAACGTTTTCTATAAATGGCGAACGGAAAAACAAAAGAGACAGTTACAATTAAACAAAATGGTAACGTTAAAGTTAAAGGGGGAGTTGTGCGACCAGTGCCAAAACAACACTCTAAATCAAATCAAAGCGCTGAATTCGGTAAGCTCAACCGAAGAATTGACGAGTTATCAAAGGAGATATCTCGTCTCAAAAAAGAGCAACACAAGGAGGGGGATGAAATGTCTAACAGTGCCCGTGAGCACATCAAAATGCTCATTGCACAGATGCAGAATCCCGAAGCTGTAGATACAATGGGTCGTCTTCAAGGATGCCCTGATCCTGCAGCTGAGTCTTTAAATACAACTCTCCGCACCGCGGTGATTGATCTGGAATTGAACCCAGATTCAGGTGGGGAATTTCAGGTCATTTTTATACCGAATGTTCGTGGGACGGTTAGTGTCTCTGGAGTTACATTGGGCGACCAAAGCACTGTTGACACTGCCGCTAGCAGTACTGAGGCAGATATCTATAATGAATATAGTGTTCCTACTCAGAATTATGCAAATGACGTGAGACGTTCCCCAACCTATGTTCCAGGAGCAGGGTGTTATGTGTTGTATGGAAGTGCAACATATCAAGTGTACAATCCGTACGCAACTATTCCATTGACTTTTGGAAATGGGGATATTACAACTTCCACCAAAATGGTTGATTTGCCTGCTGGTAATCAATCACCCTTCACTAGTTCATATTATTGGTCAAATGATGGGTCGTTCGGAACCACAGTTGCTACAACAGTAACTTTCACTACGTATAGTGCAGTTACTACTGCAGCTGCTGTTGGTCTTGCAATGTATGGTTCAACTGCAACAGTTCCAACATTTAATCCAGCAATAGACACGCAATTGTGGACAGTTTCCAACCCTGCTGCTTCAACAGTGACAACTGGTGTCGCAACTGCTACAAATTATTCTGCCTATAAAAGTTTTTGGCTTGGATGGAAGAATACTTCTGGTTTCCAGAATACTGTACGTTCATTGACTCTTACTTATACTGGATTGACCGCAGTGAGTAATGCTACAACGTTAGTTGGAACTGGATCGGCTTTTTCTTATGATGCATTTGAAACTGATCCTGCCTATGAGGATGTTAGATTAGTTTCTGCATCTGTTCTTCTCCAAAATAGAACTTCAAATTTGTTGGCTGGTGGAAATGTTGCAGAAATAATGCAACATGCTTCATTACAAGATATAGCTTCAAATACTACTTATAGAGGTGTAACTGAAGAACATCAATCTCATGTGGGCAACCTTAAAGATGGAATTTATGCTTTTTGGCAACCAACAAGTTGGGAAGATTGGAGGAAATGGAAGGACCCTGATGAGGCTAATCTCATCAATCAAGAAAATACCATAGTTATTACTGGACAGGCTCCAACAGATGACCTTGGTACTGCAACAATATTGCATGTACGTGTTTATATGATTTGGCAGATTATTACTTATGATCGCAAATTTAATCCACAGAGAAAGACTTATTGTAATCCAGATATCCCAATAGGAGAATATGAATCAATAATCTATGGTGCTCTGGCAGATGTGCCAGAATGTACTTGCAATCCAAAACATGATGATGTTACTAAATTTATTTTGAATGTCAAGAAAGTTGGCAAACATGGATATAAAGCACTGAAACAATTGGGAACCTGGGGGGCTTATGCCGCTGGGGTCTCAGCAGAGCTTTTTGCGTTACTTTAAGCTGTGAAGTTAAAGTTTTGAATAATTAAATAGTTATTATTTTTTTACTTATTAATTAC